GATCTTTATAAAATTTCTAAGTGTGCAAAAAAAACCCTTACCATACATTTTTTAGGCCTTTTTTTGATTTTTTTGCGCGTTTTTTATAAGTATAAAATACTTATAAAATACTTATAAAATACTTATAAAAAACGCGCAAAAAAGCGCAACTTTTTACACACTCGAAATTTTGTTAGCATAACAGCTCTCATATATTTTTTTATGCAGTATTTTTTGAGAGCATATTTTAAAATACTTATAAAAGCGCTTTTTTAGCGAAAAGGATTTAAGGATTTTTTATAACTATATAATAATTGTATATGATTAATAAAGGGGTTAAAAGCTTATATTTATATGAATGTAAATCTTGTAACTATAATACGTATAAAAAAGGGGACTATGGGCGACATATACAAACAGGAAAACATAAAAATAATGAGCTACTTATAAATATTAGTGAAAAAACGTGTGCAAAGTCTTATATATGTGAATGTGGCAAAAGTTATAAACATAACCAGAGCTTATATACTCATAAAAAAAAATGCGCTTTTGTGAATTTAGAAATAAGTAATAGTGGTGAAGATGTTAATGTTAATGAAACTAGCGTTAATGAAACTAGTGCTAGCGACATTAACAATACTATGATAATGAAGCTATTTACAGAAAATAATGATATAAAGAACTTGCTAATCATTCAACAACAACAAATAATGGAGCAACAGAAACAATTAGGAGAACAACAAAAGCAATTAATAGAATTTGTTCCAAAGCTAGGCAATATTACAAATAATAACACACATATAAAACAGAATTTTAATATTAATGTTTTTCTTAATGAACGGTGTAAAAATGCAATAAATATGAACGATTTTATAAAACAAATAAAATTAACATTGGAAGACTTGGATTTAACAAAAAATAAAGGTTTAGAAATAGGACTAAGCAACGCTATTATACAAACAATAAGTAAATTGTCGCTTTTTGAGAGACCGCTACATTGCACCGATCCCAAACGCGAAACTTTATACATAAAAGACAATGATTTATGGGAAAAAGATAGCGATAAAACAAAAATAAAAGGGGCTTTACATAACTTAAATAAAGCACATTTTAAGCTGATTCAAGATTGGATTGCAAAAAACCCCGACTTTAAAGAAAACGACGCAAAGCAAGACTATTTTGCATATTTATTGAAAACTTGCTCAGTTAATTTAAAAACTATTGATGATAAAATAATCAAGAAAATATGCGCATCTAATAATTTAAAAACAAATTTAAAAGAGTTTGAAAATATTAATTATGATTAATCGACCAAATAATAATATACATTTATATTAGTTTAATATAAATATGGATGGCAATTGGGGAGAACATTCGGAAATGATGAGAAAAGAATCTATGGCATCACCTAGTACACTACCTAGTACACTACCTAGTGCACCACCTAGTAAACCACTTAGAGCACAAGCTAGCATAAAACCTAGCACACAAGCTAGCACACAACTTAGCGCACAGCCACCAGAAATTAATATGGCAAGTCCCTTTTCAAAACTAACGCAACAACCATCAATAATTAATAATGCATTTCCTCTCGGAAAAAAACTAAAAAAAACGCCCACACCCAAGCAAGAACCGCTCACACCGGATCAAGAAAGATTAAAAGGCTCACTAGAATATTTAGGTTGGAATAAGTTTAAAGGTAAAATAAAAAGAGAAGCAGCCTACGCTAAAAAAAATCCTACACCAGAACCTAGTATATCGAGAGAAGATGGGCTTACATTTCTAATGTCTGTAGGTACGAATTTAATTACTGTAGCTACAGATACTGCGAAGGTGCTAATAAAACAGACTCCAGTTGAAATTTTAAAGCTAGTTGATAAAGCCAAAAAGGAAACTGCACCTAAGAAAACTGCATCTAACGATTTCGGTTTGCATATCAGTAAAAAATTATTGACAAAACGTATGCCCGGACACCGTATGATAGGAGGTATGACAGAAGATATGACAGAAGATATGACAGAAGGTATGACAGAAGATATGACAGGAGGCAGTAAATTTTCTAAATATAGTTTTAAATTTTCTAAACCTGGTTTTAAAATATTTAATAAAATGTTATTTAACACAGTATATATACCTGCAATTCTTACATTATTCGCTTTCGCATTTTTATTATTTTATTTACTATTGACGTTAATACAGTGGGTATTAAATAAGATTTTAAGTTTTTTCGGGAGTAATAAAAAAACTTTACCAACTATTAAATTTAAGAAAAAAACAACACAAACAGTATATTCTATTTTTTTTGTAATTACAAGTTGGTTTTTGATGCTTTATTTATTTATTGATTATTTTCGTAATGTTGGACCTGAATTAGATATAATCCAAATTTTTAAACAATTTGTTGGTGCGTCATATATATTATGGCCTATGGCTGTACTTATAATAGGTTCTGGAATATCAAAAGCATTTTATAAAATTTCTTGCGGTGGTAACAAACCTAATGTACTAAGTTGGGCTAAAATAGTCGAGTCGTCCGCTCTATATGTATTAGGTATAACATCATTTATTACACTAATATTACTATTTAGACCAATTAAAAATTTATATGAAAAATTACCTCAGCATGTTCAGGATCGATTTTTATTTATAACTGTTATGGTAGCAGTAACTTTAAAACTTATGGTAATTTATATATTATTACGAATGCTAACAGTAATGATGGAAGATATTATTTCAAATAAGATAGTATTTTTCATTTCTAAATTTAATAACGACGTTGAAGCCCCGCCAGTAGACTGTAATGTAGAAACAAAAAAAACAGCAAAACAAAGTGAAATAGCGAAGATAATGGAAGAGATTTATATGTATATATCTGGAATTGTTGTATGTATAGTTGGAATTTGTATTATAGTACTTCAATGTCCTCATCCTTGGATGACAGCTACTAGTAATATAAATAATACTATTGGTTCGGTTTTGCTAAAAGTAACTGGTATAAGTACAAGATTTATAGTTGAAAATAGGTTGGCTAAAAATACTGGTAATAAAAAAAATGGATGGGGTTTTTCTAAATTTGCTATTCCATCAGGACAACAATCAGATAGTACAACAGGACAACAATCAGATAGTACAGCTACTGCTTACAGCAGTAGATTTAGAGAAATGGCAGCGGCGCAGAGAGAAGGGAATGATGCGCAAGCAGCGGTACAAGCAGCATTGTACAACGCCAATAAAATTACTGCACTAGCACCATCTTATACAACTACAGCACCACTATCATCAGAATCAGCACAATCAGAATCAGCATCATCAGCATCAGCACCAGCACAATCAGCACCAGCACAATCAACACCAACACAATCAACACCGGCATCAGCACCAGCACAATCAGCACCAGCACCAGCACCAGCACCAGCACCAGCACCAGCACCAGCACCAGCACCAGAAAAAGCACCAGCACCAGCAACAACAATACTAGCATCAAGACAACAAAGAAGAGGAAACCTACTAGAACCACTACTAAGAGCACCACAAGTAAATAGTTCAAATTTAATAAAGCCTGAATTTAAAGTAATACCACAAATACAAACAGAGAATACAACACAAGGTTAAGATGAACTATCAGCCTTTGCTAAATTGTATGAAGATACGCGGCTTAATAGTGAAAGACGAAAACCCGAAATAGAAGACACTCAACATACAAGCATATAAACCCACAAACCCCTAAAATTTTTATAATATGTTAAAGTAAAATAAAAATTTTAGAATTAAAATGATGACCCAAATGCTCCTCCTAAAGCGCCGTTGGCAGCCATTGGTTCCATAGACTCCATAAATGCATTTTGCATTGCCTGTCCTTGAAAGTTCATTCCTCCGCCATTATTAATCATATTTGGCAGCGAATCAATCATAGATATATTGTTTTGCGCGGGCATTTGGTTAGCTCTTGGAGCCATTAAAGTATTATCTAATGTATCAGCCCTGCTAACCTGATGAATTCCAGGTGTTGGAATAGTTTGATTTATTTTAGCATTACCGTGATTGCTTGCTCCCACGTGTGGGCTTTTACCGCTCCACATTTCCATTACTCTATTATAGAGAATATTGATTTTGGCTCCTAACTTTGTTTGCATAGTAAAAATTAAAATCAACGTAGGAATAATGAAACTTACTTCATTAAATTTAGAATATGGCACCTTGCTATATGTTGGAAAATAACGAGTAATTTTATCAATAAAAAAGATTGCAATAAACAATACACCTAATTGAATAATGATTTCAAATAATATTTCTAAGTTAGCTTTTTTATCATTGTCTTCTGGAATATATTCTTTTACAAGTTTTAATAATATTACAACAGGGATTAAAGCAATAATTAAATATTGTAACATATTAAATAATAGTGCTTTATTATCGCTATCAAAGTTAAAAACATAATAAAAGAAACCAGAAGGACTTAATCTATTGCTAGTTCCGCCATTCATAAAATTTGGAGTTTCCAAAGTTGTCATAAATATTATTATATATATAAATTAAAAAAATAATATTATTTCTAAATAATGTTATTTTTTATATAATGTTATTTTTTATATAATGTTATTTCTAAATAAGTTAGTAAAGTTATATAAGTTAGTAAAGTTATATAAGTTAGTAAATTTATATAACTTAATATGTTTATTATTTAAATTTAAATTGTGCCTATAAACATATAAAAACATATAAAAATAATTATATATGGATTGTTACACGTATAAAGTAATAAATAATAATGAAACCCCTATATTAAAAAATGTGGATGTGGTTCTTATATTAGCAATGGAAGACAGCACTAGATTTAAAGAAGACCCATTTTTATTAAATCTTGCCAAGCAAACAATAATTCAATATAATAAGGGATTTAAAAAGTGTAACAAACCTTCAACAATTATAAGTTCTAAACAAGATATTGTTCACGCTTATTATACGGCTTTTGAATACTTAAAAGAATATAATAATGTAATAATTTTAGAAGATGATGCACTAGTAGTAAATAAAGACCTATTAGTTTATGAAAAAATAGATGCATTTATTGCAACAACAGATTTTGATATTTTCACTTTTGGATCATTTGGATTAGTATCAAAACATAATAAAGATTTTTTGAATATTGGTAGTTATTTTTTTGGTGCAGTACAAGCAATTATATATTCACGTAATGCAAGAAGTAAATTAATTGAAGACATTAGCTCGTCTAATTTTAATAAAGGGCACGTAGATAATACATATATAGGGGCTTTAACTAATAAATTTACATATAAATATCCACTCATTGTTCAATTGCTTCCTAATACTGAAAACCAAAATACATGGAGCTCTAATATTTATATATTATCTATTATTAGAACAGCATTAAGACTCTTTAAGTTTGATAAAAGTATAGACAGTTGGTTTTTATTGTATTTTATATTTAGAAATTATATTTATATAAAAACATTGGTATTAGTATTAATATTAGTATTAATAATTAGCATGTTTTATTTTAAGATTAATAAGGTGAAATTAGTTAAAAATATTATTGTTTAATATAAAATAATAAATTTTTAAATGGAAGACATCAAGGAAGACATTAGCAAAAACGTTAGTGAAGACATTAGCAAAAACATTACTCAAGACATTAACACAGACACTAACGAAGAAACAACAATAGAAACAACAATAGAAACAACAATAGAAAAAACAAGCGACTGTTCATATATTCAAATGATTATAGATGCTCACAAATTATTATGTATGCAAGTAATTACTATGTTACTCATATCATTAATATATATAAATTGTTATGATAATAATATTTATGATTTTGTAATATATTTTTGTTTTGGTATAGTTATATCAATATTATTTGTTGCATCATTAGTACTTATAAAAAAATTCAATATAATATCAAAGGAAGAACACTATAAAATATATGCCCCATATGTATTAGATTTTTGTAAGAAATATATAATAGATATTAGTGGAGAAAATATAGCTTTTTATTACGCTATAATCTGTTGTTTGATCCATTTAATATTTTCTATAATCGCATTATTATATGTTAAAAAATATATTAAAACATCCAAAAAAACCAATAATGCTTTGCTAATTTCATTTATATTATTTATTATTTATGGATATGTAAACGTATATGTTAATGATATTTTTAAGATATATACAAAGTCATTAGAATTAACAAATAGAGAATATGTTATATCGCTGTCTTCTATAACATTAACTTATAGTGGCTTAATATATTACTTTGAAACCATTAAAAATGAAAGGACTAAATTAATTAATAAATTAATAAATTAATAAATTAATATTATTTAAATATAATTTAAGTTATATTAGTATAACATAATAATTATTAGCTAAATGCTAAAACGGTGTTGTGAGGCAAATAAGTATAGGCATAACAAATACAATGAAGAAAATCAATATTTAAATTTATTAGATGATATATTATCTACACAAAATAATCAAGAAGGTAGAAACGGAAACACATTATCTATTTTTGGTTCAACAATGCATTTTTCGTTAGAGCATAATAAAATTCCTATTATGACTACGAAAAAGGTCGCATGGAAGACGTGTTTGCGTGAATTATTATGGTTTATTAAAGGAGATACAAACAATAAGCATTTAAAAGAGAAAAACGTGCATATATGGGATGAAAATGGTTCTCGCCAATTTTTAGACGGCCGTGGGCTAACTAAGTTTATGGAGGACGATTTAGGTCCTATTTACGGATTTCAATGGCGTCATTACAATGCAAAATATACTGATTGCACTAGCGATTATAGCAATAAAGGCATTGACCAGCTTAAAGAAGTAATCGAGTGTTTAAAAGACCCAGAAAAACGAAATTCTAGAAGAATGATTATTACTGCTTGGAACCCTTGTCAGCTAGATATTATGGCATTACCTCCGTGTCATATTTTTATGCAATTTAATGTAACAAATAATAATAAATTAAGTTGCGCTATGTATCAACGCTCTAATGACGAGGCGTGTGGAACGTGTTTCAATATTGCGTCATATTGCTTTTTAACGCATTTATTAGCAAAGCATTGTGATCTTGAGCCTTATGAATTTTTGTATTATAAGGGTAATTGTCATATTTATGAGGAACATATTGACAATATTAAAATACAGTTACAACGAGAACCTTATGAGTTTCCAACTTTAGAAATTATAAATAAACGTGAGCATATTGAAGATTATGTAGAAACCGATTTTGTAGTTACTAATTATAAGCACCATGAGGCTATTAAATATATTATGAAAGCATAATATACAAACAAGCATAATATACAAACAAGCATAATATACAAACAAGCATAATATACAAACAAGCATAATATACAAAACAAGCAAATAATAATATAATAATTAATATTATATTATTTATTAATAATATGGTTTAAAAAATAGGCATTAGTATATTGTAAATATGTCAACATCTGCTTTAGCATCCGCGCGAAGAAGGCGAGCAACAAGTGAAAACCCCGTGGCACCAAGCCCAAGTATTAATAATAGAGTAGTTCAGCAAGGTCAGCAAGGTCAGCAAGGTCAGCAAGGTCAGCAAGGTCAGCAAGGTCAGCAACCTCAAAAAGACATTCCACGCGAACAAAATCAAACATTAACACCGCTACAAATATTACAAATTCACGATATTAAGATTAAAGAATTAGAAACACTGATTACAGACTTTACAGACGAAGACTTACTAACAAAATTTATAGATGATAAACTAGAGAATATAGGTTATTCTAAGAGCAACGACACTAAGAGCAACGAGACTACGAGAGAAAGTGGTGGTTCTAATATGCCAGCTTTAGCTCTATATGATGAAAAATTATTAATGCAGGAAAAAAGAGCTGAACAAAAAATGGATGATTTTAAGACATCACTAAGAGAACAACTAACAAGCACCGCCAATTTATTAAATGATAAAATAGCACAAAAATTCGAATCTATGAATACTATTGACAATATTATGAGTGAATTTAGCGAGTTAAAAGTATTAGTAATTAAATCTCAAAATATGGCCTTAGAAACCGCTAATAGTGTTAATAAACTTTATGAGCAATGTAATTCCAATAGTGCAAGACTAAAAGAAATCGAAACTAGTGTTGCTTTATTACATAGTAAAAAGGCTAGTAATCCTACTAATATTATGTTACAATCACTATTAAGCGGGTCTTTATTTAAGTCGGGAGATTTTAATGCATTTGATTTTAACTGTCAACCTGGCGACAACTGTGAGAATTGTGAGCCTGATGAAATGTATGATTCAAACATGGGTGAAATTAAAAAATTAAATATTGATTTTGGTAATAATGAGTTATTATTAAACGAAGAACAAATTGAAGATTTATTAGATATTAGCAATCCGACTGAACATGGCATCAGCATTCACGAATTAATTGACGATGCAACTAGTTTAGTCGAAGACACAGAACCAGCACAAGAACCAGCCCAAGAACCAGCCCAAGAACCAGCACAAGAACCAGCCCAAGAACCAGCCCAAGAACCAGCACAAGAACCAGCACAAGAACCAGCCCAAGAACCAACTCCAGAACCAGCACAAGAACCAGCACAAGAACCAGCTCCAGAACAAAAACCGGAATAATAAAATTAATAAACAATTATTATTTATTTATGTTAAAATAAAATAAATAATAACTAATGAAATATTAATGTTGATTATAATAAATTTATTAATATTATGTGTGGTTTTATTTCTATATATACATATTTATAATCACAATAAAACAAGTAACTATTTAGAATTATATGAAATGGAAAATTTATCGAAAGAAAAATTGGAAGATATAATAAATTATAAACAGCCTCTCTTATTAAACGCTATTAATTTAGTTGAAAATATTAACGTCAAGCATTTACTTTCTGAATATTCGACATTTAATATAAATATATACAATAACACTAGTGAAAATTTGTGCAAAATAAATTTACAGGATTATTACGATGTTGCCAGCTCTACAAATTACTTAAGTTACAATAATGAAGAATTCTTACAAGAAACGTCAATAGCCAAAATATTATGTAAAAATGATATTTTCTTTAGACCGCCTAATATGTGTGCTAAAAAATATGATGTTATTATGGGGGCACAAAATAATAATACACGATTAAAATATAGCATAAATAGTCGTAATATATTATATTTATCAAGCGGTCAACTAGAAGTAACTTTGTGCCCACCAAAGTATTATAAAAATTTGCACGTTAAAAAGAATTACGAAACACTAGAATTTTACTCGCAAATAAATATTTATAATGTAGACAGCATTTATAAAAATGATTATAATAAAATTAAATTTTTAAGAGTAATATTAAACGTGGGACAGGTTCTTGTAATACCTCCTTATTGGTTTTATAGCATCAAATTTTTAGAAAAGCATACGCTGGCTTTCTTAAATAGCTATACAACCTATATAAATTATGTTTCGCTAATTCCTCATTTAACTATGCAATTACTACAATTAGGCAACGTCAAGTTAAGTGTTAAGAAGACTAATTATTGTAAAAATACTATAAAACCAGAAAAAACAATAGAAGCAAAAGAAGCAAAAGAAGCAAAAGAAATAATAAAAGAAACACTAGAAGCAAGAGAAACAAAACAAACAAAAGAAACAATGGAAACAATAAGTGAAGAAACAATAGAAGAAACAATAGAAGAATATGACATAAGTGACAACGCAATAAATAATAGTAATGATAAAACATAAAAATATAGCATTTAACTATTTTAATAGTGCTTCATATATGTTATTAAATAAGTATAATATAGTTTCGTATATATCTAATGGAGAATTTGGAGAGGTAACAAAAGCAACATATAACGACAAAAGCTACGCTATAAAATGTGGAGCAAAAGACTTAATTAAATATGAAATACAAATATATAAGCAACTGCGAGCTATTAACAACATTTCAACAATATATGACGTATTTGAAACAAATAATAAGATGTATATGGTTATGGATTTATATACTATGACTTTGAAAGATTACAAATTACAAAATTGCGACCAGTTTAATTATGTCGAACACACTTTAACTATGTTAAGAGAGCTAATAGCAATAATTAAATTAATCCACGAAAATAATATAATACATAGAGATTTGAAACCAACAAATATATGTTTAGACACGAGTTATAATTTATATATAATTGATTTTGGTCTTTCTAAAATGTATAAAAGTGGCACTATTCATAATAGTGAAACACAAATAAAATCCTTAATAGGTTCTGTTAATTTTTCAAGTTTGAACGTAATAAATTTAATAGAACCCTCACGACGTGACGATATAGAATCGCTATTATATATTTTATTTTATTTATTATTAGATAATTCTTGCTATAACATTTATACTAGCTTAGACGTTAGTAATAAGAAAAATATTGATATATTATTAATGTTTTTGCAAGATAAAAACAATAGCATACTTAATAAAAAAAGTATTAATTATACTACATTAGACAAGCTATTTAAATATATAAGACGGCTAAAATATAATCAAGCTCCAAATTATGACTATATTATAATATTATTAAATATGATTTATACACCTTAGATTAGCTATTTAAAAATAGTGCAATAGGTTGCAATAAGTTATTAACTTTTATATAGACGTCATCGTTTGCTATATTAGGTTGGAAGTTTAACGAGTTGAAAATAGAAATAGAAATATAAGAAGGTATATATGTTATATGTGTTGGTATAATATCCGAATTTTGTATTAATAAAAAAATATAGCATATATTTTTAAAATAATAATGATAATAGTTTTTCCATTTGCTGTCTATAACTTTATTATGTTTTAGTATAAATGTTAATATGTTTTCCAGCTCTTTAATTGTTATAATATGTGATCTAATATTTGAAAAATTGTTAATTTTATAAGTAATTTTGTGCAAATAATTGTTTATACGATTAATTTCATCATTTTTTGTGCTTTTATTATTAAAACTCAAAATGTGAATTTGCAAATCTCTCGGTAGTCTATTAAAAATATTTTTTAAATAGCTTCTTACTTTATAACCTCTATAAATTTTTTGTATAAAAATTAGCCGTGCATTATACAATAATTTTGAATGATTTATACATAATAACCTTTTACCTAAGCAAAATAGAGGTTGTTTATATCTTTTACATAGCGCACATTCCATTTTTTAATATTACTAATATATAATATTACTAATATATAATATTACTAAT